CCTCAGCGTTCGCCAGGTGCGGGCCGTCCTCGATCCACGACGACGCCACGTCGTTGCTGACGATGATCGATCCGGCTGCGAGGTTGCGGTCGTGGATAACCGGCAGGCCGGACGCCTCGACGTACAGGGTCGACGCGGTGGCGACACCGGCGACGTTCTGCGTGCCGTAGGCGGAGGGCACGAGCTTGTCCCAGGTGCCGGCCTTGATGAACACGTCGGTGGCGACGAGGGCGGCGGACGCCGGCAGGCCCGTCGCGGACTCGACCTCGACCGAGGCGTGGAACATGGCGGCCTTGAACTTCGACCCGTCGGTGTCGGTGGCGAGGTCGTAGTCGAACGTGGAGGCGGTGCCACCGGTGACCAGAGCGTCGACGTAGGCGTTGTCCGTCGCCAGGGCCATCGCCAGGGCGTACACGCGCAACATGCCCTCGATGTACGACGGCGAGGAGCGCATGATCAGCTGGTAAGCGACATCTGAGGCGGCGCCGTATGTCTTCAGCGAAGCGTTGCCCTTCTTGAACGACACCTTCACGGAGTTGACTTCAGTCTTCTCCGTCAGCTGCTCCGCGACGATCAGCGACAGGTCGCCGTCGAAGTACGGCCAGGAGAAGTCCATGCCGGACGCGCCGGCGGACTCGACACCGAACGCACTGATGCCGGGGCGGCCGTGGCCGACGATGTTCTTGATCTCCGACGCCCAGTTCGGCGGGAGGACGCCAGGGTTGTCGCCAGTGATCTGGTCGGCGATCGCGTTGGTCGGGGCGTCGCCCTTGTAGACGGCCATCGCGAAGTCGGCGAGCGACTTGTAGGCGGCGAGCGGATGGGCCGTCTCGGTGCCGGTGTGCACGCGGGCGGCGATCTTGCGCTCGAGCGCCTCGACCTGGTCAGCCGTCGCATAGGCGACCGGTTCGGGAGCCGTGGCCTCGGCTACGACGGTGGTGGACGTGTCCACGGGGTTCTCCTTCGGTTGGGTGGGTGGTGCGTTGCGGTAGGCGGTCAGGTCGAACGATGCAGCGACCTGCCCGACGTTCTCGATGCGGTCGGCGAACCCGGCCGCGTGCGCTTCCTGCGCGGAGTACCAGGTCTCTGCCTTCATGGCGGCCCGGATGTCGTCTTCGGACTGTCCCGTCTTTGCGGTGTACGTCGCGATCAGGGAGTCGGTGATCCGGTCCAGCAGGTCGGCCGCGGACCGGATCTCGTCCGCGGTCCCGTCAGCCATCACCCGCGGGTCGTGGATCATCCACAGGGCGGAGGAGTTCATCACGACCTCATCCGCTGCAAGGGCGATGATCGTCGCGATGGATGCCGCCAGGCCGTCGACGTGAGCGGTAACGGTGGCTGGATGCCGGGCGATGGCCGCAGCGATGGCCTGACCCTCGAACACCGACCCGCCCGGGGAGTTGATCCGCAGCCTGATCCGTGAGGCCGTGACTTCGTTGAGGTCCCGCGCGAACTGCTTCGCCTCGACACCGTCGGACCAGAACGAGGCACCGATCTGGTCGTAGATGTACACCTCGGCCTCATCACTTCCGGCCTGGTTCCGGATGCTGTACCAGTTGGGGGTCATGCAGGGCCTCCTGACGGCTTATCCGACACGAACGTCCGGGCCTCCGCCTGGTCGATCACGCCGGCGGTGAACAGGTCGATCGCGATACGAGCCCGGTCCTCGAGGTTCGATCGCAGGAACTGCGACGGGTCGAACCGCGCCTGGTTCTTGTACTTAGTCGTCAACACGTCAGGCATCGATAGGCGCTGCTCGATCGGGTTTATGTAGTCCGACAAGGTCAGGTCGACCAGGTCCTGCCGCATGTCGACCCGGTTCTGGTACGTCAGCGCGGAGCCGGGGACACCGGCACCGACCCAGAACGGGTCAAGGTTCAGCAGGCGGGCGATCTGGATCGCGGACTGGTTCCGGGCCTCCACCAGCTGCAGCTCGTGGGCGGAGTACCCGAACGTGGTCAGGTCGACTCCGCTGTTCAGGTACGCCACAGCCGAGTTCTGCCGAGCCGACTGGTACACAGCGATCAGCTCGGTGATCTCCGTGTCGTCAAGCTCGTAGTTCGAGGTGTTCTTGAGGATCTGGGTGGGGGCGGGGGCCTCGGAGTAGTTCCGGGCCGCGGCCTCCTGCGCCAGGGCCGTCGTCAGGACATCGACGCCGGTGATGAGGGCGCCGTCGTTGTACCCGTCGAACCGGATCACCATGCCCTCGACCGCGCCCAGGGCGTTCCCGCCCGGGTTGGAAACGGGCTTCTCGACACCGTCGACGTAGACGCTGCGGTCGTTGCCGGGGATCGGCGACACCTTGTCGTGCTCGAGGTGTCTGATCGCGTTCGGGTACCCGTCAGTGACGCTGACGCTGGTGATCTGCCAGTGCGCGGATCCGTACAGGACCAGGTCGCGGACGGTGCGCTGCATCGTGACCCAGTACGGGTGGGACGGGTCCGGCTGCGCCAGAAAGTTGTTCCGACGACGGGCACCGTTGTACGTGTCCCACTCCTGCAACGGCAGTTGTGCGACTGTCCCTGAGATCAGGCGGACCCCACGGTTGAACGCCGGGACCTGCATCGCCAGGAGCGCCCGCGCCGACTGGAACTCTGACCAGGTAGGCAGCGTGATGGCCCGATCTGTCGGTCCCGCCTGAGCGATCGCCGACCCGGCCACGGCCGCAGCCGTCTCCGTAGCACGCTTCGGCCACAAGCCCACGAGGGCACCCTAGCGCAGAACCTCAACATCGTGCAGTTGTGACACGACGTGGAACTGTTACCCCGCGGCCCGGATCCTCGGCCTGGCGGGTGCCGGTTTCAGGACCTCCCCCACCGCCCACACCATCGCCCTCGCCGCCTCCGTCGGACCCGGCGACTTCCGCACCGACAGGTGCATCCCCGACTCCGACTGCACCGCCACCGCCCGCCCGATGTCATCGGTCAGGACATGATCGGCCGGATCGTGGAACACCTGCCCCCCGGCGACCGCCCGACCCACCCCGATCAGGTACCTCCCGAGCTCGGTCACCCCGACGACCTCATGCCGGCGACCGCCGGACATCACCACCAGGCGCGGGGGCAGCAGCAGCCGCCGCGGCCGCACCTGGTCCACCCACCCCCACAGCACACTCGGCGAGTTCGTCACCTGCCCCCGCACGAACACCTGCCCATCCTCCAGGGCCCACGCCGACACCATCGCCAGCCGTGACCCGTCCGACGACACCTCCACCGAAGCAACATCCGGCTGCCCCACCACCTCGACCCGCCTGGCACCCGCGGCCCACGTCGCCGGAGGCATCCACGCATCCACCGCCTTCACCCACTGGTTCAGGTACTGGGTGCGGAACGCGCCCTCCGGGATCGCCTGCATCTGACTGCGGAGGAACTCCTCACGCCGCGGCGACCAGTTCGGCGACGCCCAACGCCACGTCGCAGGGTCGTCATACGGGGCCTCCGGCGGAGCCGACCACTCCAACAGCAGGATGTCCCCCGACCCATCCGTGTCCTGCAACGCCAGATCCCGATACGCCTGCAACAGATCACTCGAGGAGTCACCCGCCGTCGACACCAGCCACAGCTGCGGCTGCTCCCGCTCCGACATCGCTGGCCGCATCGACTCATCCGCGATCTTCCGAGCCACGTTCCACGCCTCATCGATCAACCCCATCGACAGGCTGTACCCCACACCCGTGGAGTCCGTCGCCGCCTGCACCAGCCACCGGCCACGATCCTCCCCCAGATCGATCTCCTCCGTCCCCCGCCCGAACTTCGACGCCTTCTTCCCATACACCTTCAACGCGTGCAACGCCGCCGGCCGCCACACCTCCCGAGCCGTGTCCTGCTTGTTCGCCGTATGCAGCAACAGCTGCGGCTCCCCGAACCGCTCCGCCTGGTGCAGACGCCACCAGCACAGACTCCGAGCCAACACCGACTTCCCCTGCTGCCGGCCGATCGTGACGATCACCGTCCGCCACCGCAACCGCCCACCCCGCGTCTCCAACGCCCTCGTCAGCGCGTACTCCTGCCACGGCAGCAACCGGTACGACCCCAACACCCCAGACCCGTTGATCTGCTCGATCGCCTCCGAACCCAGCGACCGCACACCCCGCCCTCGAGGCGTCTCCAACCTCGGGCGAACCACCCCACCACGAACCACCGGCGACTGAACACGCCCAGGCAACGCCGGAACGTCCGACTTTCGGATATAGCCCCGCGAAACGAGACCGGTGTCACCCGTCGCGCCTGAAGAACGGCTCTTGTTGCGGCGCTTGTTGCCTTTGGTGGCTCCGTCGCTGCGGTTGCATCGTCGATGCTCGGGTCTGACGAGGCCTTGGGCCACCAGGGTGGCGGGGTCTTCGTTCGCTTGGGCTGGTGCGCGGTGGAGGTCGATGGCGTGGCCTACGTCCCAGTGTTGGCGGGGGTGGATGGGTTGTCCGCAGCGGGGGCAGGTGGTGGTTCCGGTGGCGACGGTGGGGGCGAGCATCTTGCGGAGGGTGTTCTGTTGGGCGGTGTTGTGTCTGCTCACGTTGTCCTCCGGATGGTTCTACTGGTGGTTCTCTATGACGGTTTGGCGGAAGTGGGCTTCCGCCCTGTCCCTCACAGTTTGAGTGAAGTGGACTTCCGCCCCGGGGGGAAGTGGGCTTCCGCCCAGGCTTCGAGTCTCCACATCCATATCCACAGGTTGGAGTAGGCGTGGTTGCCGATGATCCGCTGTCCGCAGTTCTGTATGACGCCCTCGGTTTCGAGTTGGCGGAGGTGTATCCGGACCTGCCGGGTGGACAGGCCTGTGCGGCGGGAGATGTCGTCCAGTGAGGGCCACGCTTCCCAGTCCTGGTTGACGCGGTCGGCGAGGGCGAGGGCGACCATCCGGGTGCCGGAGGACCAGTGGGCGGGGGCGAAGTCGAGGACCAGGGCGATGCACCGGATCACGCGTCCACCTCTACGGGGACGAAGTCCCGGAACGGGATATCGATGTACTGGTACTGGTGCCCTGGCGCGGGGTCCTTGACCGGGTAGTCGTCGAGGAGGTGCTGGGCGGGGCGTTTCCCGATGAGGGTGACCAGGCCGTCCGCGGATGGGCAGGCTGCGGCGTAGATCGACCAGCGGCGCAGGTCGCCCATCTTCCGCAGTCGCGGGATCTGGATCGTGATCGACGTCTTCCCGAACCCGGCGGTCTTCACGTCGACGTACCTGCCGCCGTGGTTGAGGTCCTGCCCGTTGCTCATCACGCCGATGAGCTCGTCGAGGCGCTGCCCCAGGTGCATCCGCCAGCCGGCCTCCCCCATCTTGCCCCGCAGGTGGTGCAGCCAGTTGTCCCACGCCATCCGCTCGTCGAGGGTGCCGCGGGCTGCCTGGGCGGCGACCGCCCCGGCAGCGGCGCGGGTGATCCAGTCGTGTGCGGGACGGACGTTGACGACGGTGTAGCCGAGGGTCAGGTGCCGGTGGCCTTCGGTGACGTACACGGGGCGGACGATCACCTGCCACCCCCACAGTCGTGGGCGCGTTGACGTTTCCACGCGTCCGAGATGCTGCGGGTGACGTAGCGGGAGCCGCATGTCTCGCACGCGACTTCCCAGTCACCGGACAGGTAGTAGGTCCAGATCACGGTCGCCCCCAGGTGCCTCGCAGCAGCCGCCTGCGGGCCAGTAGTGCACAGGTGTGACACGGGCGGTTGAGGTAGTAGCGGGGCAGGCCGCAGCCGGTGCAGCGGAACACCCGTTCGGGGCGGATCTTCTTCACGTTGCCTCCCCGATGATGGGGACGTCGACGATCTCGCCTTGGCACAGGGCGCACACCTGGGTGGCGTGGACCGCGACCGAACGGGCTGTCTCGACCTGCGCCTCGAGGCGGCGGATGGTGGCGTGGGCTTCCCGCAGCTCGAGCTCGAGCCGGTTCACCCGATCCCAGTGCGTCATCGGTCCACCCCCAGCGCGTCCGCGAGGCGTGCCCGTTCGGACTTCTGCCCGGCGCTGAACGCGTACCAGACGGCGTCGAGGAGGGTGGACCGGATGACGGCGACGAGGTCGTCGTCGACGCCGGGGATCTGCAGGCTGAGCGTGAACGCGTCGTCGTCGACCGGGGCCGGGTCACCGAGCGGCGGCTGATGCTCCTGCCAGTAGGCGGCTTCGACGTGGCTGGGGATACGTCCCCGGGCGGGACACTCGAGGCCCTGTCGGGCTGCCCAGGCGCGGATGTCGGCGGCGCTCACGTCACGCCTCCTGCGGGTCGAACGGGAGCAGGCCGGACGTCCACGGGTCGTCCGGGTCCGGGGTGCGGGGCTTCGACCGGTCGATCGGCTTGTCCTTCGGCAGCGCCATCAGCGCCTCGATCAGCGTCGACGCCTCCTGCTTCGACAGGGCCTGCAGCCCGTCGACCGGGGTGGTGATCCCGACCAGGTCGGGCAGCAGCGGCTCCGACGTGTGATGG